GGTTGCCATTGTTAAGATTTAACCATTGTCCCGTATAATCAGAGTTCGGGATAAGCGCACCTTTTGGATAGCCCGCAATAGCCTCGCTAAAATCTGCGCTGAATGGAAATCCCATACCCGCGCCACCCCACTGCAGGCGAGTGTAGATATCGTTGTAGATACCATTAAAATCCTCCCCTTTTGGCGGCTTGCCTCCTGCAGATAATGCAGTCCTTGTTAGGGGTGGGAATCCTGAGTCCATGGCCGCGAGTCCATCAGCGAGCGTCTCAGTGGTGGAATTTACGGGGATGGTATTTTTGTCGCCATTAGCAGAAAATACGACCGTCAGACGAGACGGTATGGCTGAATTGTTCAATTCAGACCTCCTGAACGATGTTTACTTTTACCCCAGGCGGGGAAGGAAGTGCTCCGGAGCTTTGCACTATGGCCAGCTCAGAATCGGAAAGCTGGAACTCGAATACGTAGCTCATGACATGGTTGCCATCGTCACGCACGTAAGCTCGCCCACTGGCTCCGAACATGTACATCAGCATGCGATTCATGACCGGAACGGTGCAGTCGCTGATGTTCGCCATCGCTTTGCACATGATCAGCTTGCGGTATGCATCATTGGTCAGGACCACAGTGTTCGTGTCCTGCACGCCGGTATAGAAAGGTGCCTGGTTAAAGGGTTGCGGGTCGGTGAGTTCTGCCGGGGTGCTGGTCGCTTCGCCAAACCCCAGAAACTGCTGGGATGGCGTCACAGTCAGCAAGCGCTCTACATCAACGATTTTACCCCAGCACATCAGCCCGTAATCACCACAGGTCTCGATGTTGAATACGAGGTCATAGAACGTGTCTATCCAGTCCTCTGGCGCTACAGAAGCGTTAAAGGTGTCAATCAGTGACCGCAGGCTGGTTGAGTTCACGTACTGCGCGTAGATCGTCCAGTCAACATTATTCACTTACCGCCTCCGTTATGATGTTTGTCGTATCGAGGGTCGGTTCCTGATCAATGCCCATGGTCAGCGCACTAGACCATGTTGTTCCGTTCAGAGATATCTGGACTGAAAGAACGTTCATGTTCTGTGCATCAAGCGCCTGAATGGGTCCGATATAGCGGCTGCCATAAATTCGCGCGCCGGCACGCGCCCGGGTACCGCCATCTGCGCCGGTGAAGGCATTCAGGACGACCGCTCTGATCTGCGCGTTGATATCTGACGGAAGGCCATCATTCGCTTCGTATTCCACCTTGATATGAACGCTCACCGCATCCAGCGTTTTCCACCTGTAGGTGTACTCCGGATAAGGGGCGTCATAATTTTCGGTATCCTGCACGGTTCCGGTGGTGTCACCGTTCATAACGGTGCCCGGGGGGAGTTTTTTATTGATGGCCGCTGCAATGTCTGCCACTGCCCCGCCATAAACCCCGATATAAATCGAGCTGGCAAGCAGCGTGTAATTCGTGGAACCTTTTTCGACAGAAGTCGGCTCTTTGTTGTCGATCACATAAACATCAAGTACCCCATCGACTTCCAGGACAGCAGCCCGCACAGCCGCTGCCGTGTTGAAGGCGTTACGTGCCACTGACTGGCGACGGCGATACTCAAATGCAGATCGCCCTTCAACATTCGAGCCCGGAACACCCGCGGTCTCGTTGGTGATACTCGACCAGCCACTTACCGCGACATAGATGTTTGTCAGGGTACCGATGGGGCAAGCTATCGGCCCGGTAGTCAGGTTCTGGAACTCAATTTTTACCGTCCCGTCTGCGCCAATCGTTCCGGCCGCCAGGGACACGTACATATAACCGTTATCGTCGGTTGCATAGGACTGTGCCGGTATCACCGTTCCCGGTACGCCGGAGCATGTGGCCGTTACAACCGTACCCGCAGCAGCAATGCGATCGAGGAAGTAAATCCTGCCGATGCCATCCTGAAACCTGCCGGAGGAAAAGTCCGGGTTCATGTTGTTTACGATGGTCAGAAGCTGATCGTTCTTGTCTGCAATGATTGCAGTATCAGTGACAGCCAGTTGCCCCTGTGGCGTCTTGAGGTTCGTGCTCATCGCCGTCCCGAATGCAGAACCAATATCCGCTATACGCCCGGCAAGAATGTCTCCCTCATCCGGAACATCAAGGCCAGTGGTGGAAAAGGTCACGGCCGGTACCGCCGTAGAGATTGTCGTCATTTTTTCCTCACAGGGTGACGCTGGAATCCAGGCTGTTGGTATCCACGATCGCAATAACGCCGGTAGTGCGGCGCGTATCGCGGTTGTTAATCAGCGTCGGCTCAGCTCGCGCGATATAGCTCATCCGCAACGCTTCAACCTGAAGCGCGGCCGCCATGGCGCCGGTGCTGGCCTTAACGTTCAGAAGCTCTTTGTAATTAACGCCGGTGTCTTTTTCGTAAATGCACTCGCCGCGTATGGCCAGGCATGCCGTCGCTACGTCCTGAGCGCAGGCGTAGGGATTTTCAACCGTGGCGATATTACCCAGCTCATCAAGGACAAGATCCCAGGTATCGGGATCGAGTTTGAGAGAGATTGTTTTCATGGATGAATATCCATTGGTTAAATGTCAGGATTTAATAAATCAGGCGTCCTGGGTATGTTGCTTTAAACAACTTTGAGGCGATCGCCATGGACATCAAAATCACCTGCCCGGAGTGCGGAAGTGAACGCATCAAAGCCCCCGCCGAAGTCAACACGCTGGACGACCTCGCGGGCTCCATCTGCGCCGACTGCGGAAGAGAAATCAGTAAAGATGATGTCGTTAGTCAGGCGAGACAGTTCGCTATCGACTCGATCAGAAATTCCATCGGGAAATCGTGATTTAAGCTCTCCGGTCAGGACGTGAATCTTGTCGTCTATGCGTGAGGTGTCGATTGACAGGGTAATGAGCATGATTTACTCCCATAAAAAAACCCCGCCGAAGCGAGGCTTGGTTCTGATGCCATCAAATGAATTTACAGGAAAGACAAGTGAGTCCTGCTACACCAGGATGCGAGAAAGAGACTCCCTGAGCTCGCTCATTGTGAGGTCGATTTCACCGTTCATTTGCTGTTTCCGCAAATCTTTCAGGATCGCATCTGTAAGGTCTGATGATTTCATTTCGTGCTCAATCACTGCTCCCTTACCGATGAGAAGCGACATGCCGACACAAATCAGTGACAGTCCAGTTTTTACGTTTTTTAACGATGGGGTGTAAACGATGGAAAGTTTCATTTTTACCGTCCGAAGTTCGGTTTAAGGTTTTGCACAAAAAGTGCAAACCCTTTACTAGAAATATCGCTTTTTAACCAATCACATACTCATCTTTACCACAGCTAAGCGCGTATAGGTGCCTGAATATTCAAGGTAATGCTGCTGCCTAATACCGAACCACTGATTTCAGCAATTCTGGATAGTTTCTGATACATCCGCTCTGCGTAATGACGATGAGCCAAGTATTCCATCTTGACCGCACTCACGTCGTATCCCTGCATCGCCAGTTTGCTTATGAGGCTACTGATAGCCGAAGGTGATTCATCCTCAAATCCATAAAGCAGCATTACGGGGAACTGATAACCTCCAGCCGCTGTGGATTTCTGAATTTTTCTTTCACGCTGAAGGAGCGGGAACTGATCCCACCAGTCTGCTGGGTAGTGAATATCCAGCTTCGGAGCGGGTAGTGCTTCCTGCTTACCGAGAAACTCACCTTCCAGCGCAACACGATGAACATACTCGATAGCATCGGGAATCTGAGTCGCTTCTAAATCCTCAATACTCTCCACGTTAAAGCGCTGATGAATCATCGCGTAGGCTTCCGGGTACATGAGGTGCTTTTTACTTACCAGCATGTTAACGGCATCCCGAAGTGGCGTTCTTTCATCGACCGTGGTCTTTTTGCGCGGGTTCTTAACCTCGCCTTTAGTCCAGTACTCGTAAAGAACGTCGTCGCACTCTTCCTGGTAGCGAATGACGTTATCGCGAATTTCAGGACGAACTTTGTTGGGACTGATGCTGTTCAGCCAGGCTGCCAGCTTGCGCAGGGCGAGGCAAATCATTGACTGAATACCACCAACTGAAGGTATGGTGATTTCCACCATACCTTTGTAAAAGCGCTGAGAAATCTTTTTGTGCTGAGATTTCCAGTCCAGCCCCATCCCCTCAACAATCGGTTTCATCGGCGTG